GTGTCCATTGGTTCATAGCGATCATCATTAAAGGCACCATATCCAGCGGCAACAATACCATCAACCTCAACATTGAACGCTGGCTCATCAAGATTACGTTCTACACGCGCTTCATCTAAGCTAACAACGTTGTCTGGGTTTTGCTGTTCATTAAGTTGTTTTTCCGCGTACGTGTAGACTTTTTGCTGACGTTCAGGGTGGAGTTTACTATATATAGGGAGAATGTCATTTATTTTGGTCATGACGTTGCTATTGACTGAATTGTCAATAATTTGGTCATTTTCAGACCATGATTCGTGTATAAAAGCATTGGGATCGACTCCAAAAAAATTGGTTATCAATCTTACATAGAACATTTGTGGATCAGCTTTGCCGTTTTCCCAGCGAGATATCATGCTCTTGCTAATTTTAGCTTTATTGTTTGGATCATGTTTAGCTGTCCAGTCATTTAGCTTATCTGCAAGCTCCTGCTGAGACAATTTTTTTAATAGCCTAAGATTGTGTAGTCTCTTGCCAAATAGGGCTTCTGTCATGATTGCACATTCCTCCTTTAGGAACATAGTAACACGATTGTTCCTGAAATGGAACTTTTTTTGTTGACTGAAAGCATGAACTGGGATAAGATGTATTTGTTCCTTGATAGGAACGGAAACTATAAAGGGAGGTTAAGCCATGAATAATCCTGGATACAGAGATTTGAAAGGGTGGTTAGTTGCGCGGGGAATTTCGCAAAATAAAGTTGCTAGTTTTCTTGGTACTACTCCAAATTATGTAAACAAAAAGCTCAATGGAACTGGTCCTGATTTTCGTTTGTCAGAAGCACGCAAGCTTCATACGGGCTTTGGGGTACCAATGGCATATTTTTTTGAAGTCGATGTTCCTTTTTCGGAACGAAAGGAGACTGTTTAAATGAATGAACTAATAAAGACCATCACACGCGATGATGGCACGATCGCAGTCAGCGGTCGCGAGCTACATGATTTTTTGGAAGTAGATACACGATTCAATGACTGGTTTCAACGCATGGCTGAATACGGTTTTACTGAGGGTCAAGACTTTTACTCTTTTTTGAGTAAAACCCCTAGCGGTGGTCGTCCTAGTACTGACTATGTCATGACGCTCGACATGGCAAAGGAAGTTGCAATGATTCAGCGAACCGATCGAGGCAAGCAAGCGCGTCAATATTTTATCGAAATTGATAAACAGGCACATCACGATATGACCGGTCTAAGTCCAGCGACACGGGCGGCTGTTGCAGCTACGCAAGCGCTAGCCGCACAAGAGCGACGCTTGAATCGAGTTGATGCAAAAGTAAATGCCATCAGTGACATCGTAAGTATTTCCACAATGGACTGGCGGCGAGCAACTCGGGAAATCATTACTAAGATCGCACATATGCGAGGAGATGACTATCAAGCCACACGGAACGATATCTACAAGGATGTTGAACACCGGGGTGGATATAGCTTGAGTACACGCCTTACCAACTTACGCAACCGAATGGCTGGGGAAGGCCAATCTTTATCCAAGCGAAATAAGACCAACAAAGTCGATGTTATTGGCAACGACAAGCGGCTGATTGAGATCTACATGGCGGTTGTTAAGGATCACGCCATCAAGTATCGCGTCTGGGACAACGAGTATTAAAGGAGGAATTGAATTATGACAAGCATCAAAGTACCAAAGCAGATCAAGCTCAAAATGCTTGATGACATGATCAGCGTTGTTGAAGACCGCATCTCAGAAATTGGGCACACTATTCTTCCTGAGCAAACTGATATTCTGATGGATCTCGGAAGTTCTATCGGTCTGAAGGGAGGCCCATACTCACTAAAATCCACCGACAAGATGGAGCTAATCGATGACTCGGTTGCTGAGCTAAAGCAGTTATCCATCATCAACGACTATCTAAGTGCGATGTATGACTCGACCGAAGAACTTCCGGATGAAGCAGACAGTCTAAAAGGAGATAACAGTATGAACGAAGAAAACAAAAAGCCCCGCACTGATATGGGCAGCACGGGGGTAACTCTTTACACTTGGCGCACTAGTTATCCATTTCCCCCAGCAGTAAAACCGGGAGACCTGGTGACAATCGTTATTGAGGACGAAGAATTAACCCACACTGTAGGAACCTTTGCTTTCGTCTCCTAAAGGAAGAGTGCTCCATACGGTAAGAACGTTGGACGCTCTTTCAACGAGTACCTCTTCTTTACCATCAACAATAAGATTACGAACCATAAAGAATTCATTTCCATCTTTGAATGAGTAGGCACTTTTAATTGCTACATCTTTCGAAGAAAACACCGCGCCAATATTGCCACTGGTAGGAGCAAATACTTTTTTGTATGGCAAGTCCATTTATATCACCTCCTTCCATCACTAGATAACCTGATTATCTGCCAAGGGGAGGTCGAAAGAAAGGAGGAAATGCCATGGAACTGTTACAAATTGTCGAAAATAAGCAGATTTCAAGCAAAAAATATTTGGCAGTTGATGCAGAAGAGCAAGCAAAGCTGATCAAGGAGAACCAAGAACTAAAACGTCAGCTTGAAGGAATGGAATATTGGGACCTAACAACGGCCGCTAGTCTAATCAAAGGACATAACAACACATGGGTCGTTAACAATATTCTCGATGTACCTCGCTTTCGAAAAGTGTTAGAGGACAGGATCGTCCATTACCCACCACCTGGTCAAAAGGGATATATGTTTCACGCCGGCCCGTGGAGAACATTCATCGACAAATGGTTCCCAGAGATTTCAAGGTTGCTTAGAGAGAAGGGCAAATAATGATTGAATATTTACTAATTGGTGGTGCCTTCGGCGTGATCGTGGGTCACTGCTTAGGCCACAGCGGAAATTGGAGGCAGTGGATTGAATGAAGCAGAACGTACCATTGGTGATTTGCTGAACGAACACAACAAATTGACGTTAGACATTATGCGCGGCAACCACACACCAATTGCAAAGATGTTGCTTGCCGAGAACGAGAAGCTACGTGCACGACTAGCAAAACTAAGGGGATGACCTAATGACTAATGAGGTATACGAGCACATTTTAGCCGAAGCGAACCGCCAGATCGCAGCATATCGCAAGGTTGCTTATGATTATGGTCCTGACAATACAGACTCCAAGCAAACATACGCAATGGGTCAGGAAGATGGCGCCGACACAATCCTATTCATTATCAAACAAGTCATGAAAAAAGCCGCTGGCGTTCAGGCCAACGACTGATAGAAAGGAAATTAATAATGCAAAATAATACATTGTCACTTACTGACTTCCAAGTTGATTATAAGCCATCGGTGCTGACTCTACAACATGCAGACGAACTTGCGGCCAATATCAAGCAATATGCCGAAAAATACCGTGGCCTTGTGATCACTGAAGGAACTTTGAAAGAGGCGAAAGCATCTCGTTCTGACTTGCGCAAGTTGTCAAAAGCACTTAATGACAAACGCATTGAAATAAAACGCGAATACAACAAACCTTACGATGCGTTCAAAGCCGTGGTTGATAGCATGATTAGCGATATTTCAGCGGTTGAAACGGATATCGATGACGGGATCAAAGAACAAGAACGATTAGACGCCGAACAACGCAAAGAGCAAGTGCTTGATGATATCACAGAAATTGCGCAGTCACGTGGGATTGACCCTAAAGACATCGAGTTCAACGACAAGTGGCTCAACAAAAGCATAAGTAAGCTTGAACGCACGCGGCAAATCGGAGATGCGGCTGATTATATTGTCAAACAGCGTGAAGATCTTGCAGCAGCCAAGAAGGCTGTTACCAAATATGCAGAAGCCATGGGCTTAGATGCTGGCGGGTGGGTTGCACAGATTGATCAAGGTGCTTCACAGCTGGATGTTATGGCTCGCATTGATGCACATATTGAACGGCAAAAACGTGAGGCAGAGCAAGCCAAGCAGCGCGCCGAAGCACAAGCAGCCATTGATGCACTCCATCAGAAAAAGATCGGTGACAAAGTTGTCGACACTAATACCGGTGAAGTGGTTAAACAGCCAGAAATCAAACATTACGGATTCGAAGTTGTTGGCACTTTTGAGGAAGCTAAAAGCGTAGCGAATTTCATGAAAAAACAAGGTATTGAATTTATCAGCATGGAGGGAAAATGATGCGCACATCAGAGAATATAAACGAGATTGCGAAGGCAATCAACGCATTTAGGCAAGTTGTCAAGCAACCGGCAAAAGATGGTGACAACCCGTTTCTAAAGTCTCGTTACGTTCAGCTTGAGGGTGTTGTGGATGCAATCGACCGCGCACTACCTGATACGGGACTGGCATACACACAAGATGTGGTTAGCGAAGGAAACCAGGTGAGCGTGACAACTTTGATTTTCCACTCTAGCGGCCAATTTATTGAGCTGGGGCCGCTGTCCGTTCCTGTTGCTAAGAACGATGCTCAAGCGTTCGGATCTGCTGAGACATATGCACGTCGATACTCACTATCGGCAGCATTCGGCATCACATCAGACCTTGATGATGACGGTACTGTGGCCGGAGTTAATCCGCCAAAGGCTCAACCTAAGCGGACTAATAAGCAAAATGGTGGCCTCGATCACGCTACAGTCAAGGCAGTTAAAGAACTCATTATGCAACAGTTTAACAAAATGCCGGAGGTCAACAAAAACGGTGATCCCAAGCCGAAGACGGTGAATGAACTGGCAGAAATATGGATTGGGTTAGCCAATGCCAAGTTTGGCAGCAAGGCAACAAGCATCGAAACGTTAACTCCGAGTGCAGCTCGTGGCATAAAAAGCTTGCTTGAAAACGAAATTAAGAAACTAGCGGGTGTCGCTAATGAAAATCAACGGCAGGCTTGACAAGCTGTCGGGCAACAAAATTACTATCACCGCAGATGCCCATGTTAGCCTGTATACGCTGTCCAAGCTTGCCGCTGGTAAATCACCCTCGGTTGAGTTAGAAGTCGAGGACGGGCGCCATATAAGCCCAGATCAGCGCAAAAAGATATTTGCATTGATGCGCGACATCTCAGACTGGAACGGTGACACGGTGGACATGATCGAATGCCTCATGAAGTCGTATACACGTGAGATTTTTGCAATTGAACCATATTCACTGAGTGACTGTTCGATGACGACTGCCAGCAACATGATATACACGATCTTAGAGTTTTGCTTCCGCAACGATGTGCCATTCAAGACGAAGACTTGGGACATGATACCAAACGATTACGCGCGGCAGTGGTTCTGCTTACGATTCCGTAAATGTGTTATCTGCGGAAAGCCCGCTGACTTGGCACATTACGAGGCAGTTGGCATGGGACGCAATCGTAACAAGATTGACGAGAGCCAATATCACTACATGTCCCTTTGCCGCATTCATCATGTCGAGCAGCACACGATCGGCCTCATGTCGTTTATCCAAAAATATCACATCAAGCCAATCAAACTGACGGCTGACGAACTTAAACGAATTCAGCCACATTACAAAACAAGTACCGAATAAAAAGGAGACTAAAAATGCTTAATTCAGTTGCTTTAACAGGCAGATTAACTAAAGACGTTGACCTTCGCTACACACAAAGCGGAACGGCAGTCGGCTCATTCACAATCGCTGTTGACCGTCAATTCCGCAGTGCTAATGGCAACCGGGAGACTGACTTCATCAGTTGTGCTATCTGGCGTAAGTCAGCTGAGAACCTCGCTAAGTTCACGCATAAGGGTTCGCTCATTGGTGTCGAAGGTCATGTCCAGACACGCACATACGACAATGCACAAGGTAATAAGGTGTACGTTACCGAGGTGATCGTTGATAATTTCGCCTTGCTTGAGCCACGGCAAGCGTCTCAGGATGGTCAACAACGATCGGCTAATAACCCAGCGGCCGCAAGCCAAGACAACAGGTTTGCCAACAACGGTCAGCCAATGGATGTCAGCGATGATGATCTTCCATTCTAGGAAGGTGGTGACGATCATGAATGAAAGCCCTAGTTACTATGCCATCATTCCAGCGGGTGTGCGCTATGACAAACAGCTACCACAAGGAGCAAAGCTTCTGTACAGCGAGATCACGGCACTCAGCAGTAAGAGCGGCTCTTGTTGGGCGAGCGATCAGTACTTTATGACTTTGTACGAGGTAGGTCAAACCACTATACAAAGATGGCTACGTGCTTTAGAAGACAGCGGATATATTGAACGTCATGTCAAATACAAAGACGGTACCAAAGAAATTGAAAAAAGGTATATCAAAATTCGTACAGACCCTATGCCCAAAAATGGTAATACCTATAGCCAAAAACGGGTATACCCTATGCCCAAAAATGGGCAAGAGAATAATACAAGTATTAATAAAAACATACGTGCATCCAGCACGTTAGAGAGTGACTTTGAAAAGCTATGGAAACTGTATCCAAAGAAGATCGGCAAGAAGCCGGCACTAGCTGCGTACAAACGGGTAATGAGTAGAAAGAAGAACCCTGCTACCAACAGACAAATTCAAGATGGCATTGTGGCTTATCGACAGCTAATCAAGAGCAAAGGAACAGAAAAGCAATTCATAAAAGATGGCAGCACGTTCTTTAACCAAGAATCTTGGAATGATTACTTGGAGGTTATTAAGGAAGAGCAAGAGGAACAGCAATCCCGTAAGCCTAAGTTTGACCCGCAACAAACATCCATTGCTATGTACCTTGATTACAACAGCCTAGATCGCGTGCTTGAGGAAATCGAAGCGCAGGGAATTCCGATCAATCCAGAAGATGCTAAACGTTACATTGCTGAATACGATGAACGGAGGCAAAACGCTTGACGAAAAAGCTTTATGACCCTAGCAGTCCTGAACCGCATGTCATGTATGGCTTATATACGAAGCCGGAACTCATCAAGTCTGAATGGATTGACCCTAAATGGTTTAACAGCCAGCAGTACGCTGAAGTAGTTGCCTACATGAACAAGTTGCCAGGTGACGTCGATACGCTGGAATTGCAGGATGGTTTCGATACAACTCATCCCGGCGTGATGTCAGCAGCAGATTGGCAATACATTATGACCAGTGATTTTGGCACCTCACGTTTTGACTGGTGGGTTGGCAAGCTAAAGCGGGACTATTTCCGTAGTCAGCTCATTAAAGCAGCACAAGCGTACTCGGAAGAACCAAGCGAGGACAATCTTACTGCAATGATGGTTGCCTCGCAGAATGCTACTGCTGCCAGTCAGACGGTAACTGAAAGTAGCATTGCAGATTTGGCAGCGGCCATGGAGGACAAAATGATACACGGTGCTACTGACAATGGGATTAAAACGTACTTCACTCTTAACAATATTCTTGGTGGTGGCTTGATGCCGGGACGTTTGTTGACGATTGGTGCGCGCCCTGGTGTCGGTAAATCAGCATTCGCGGTTAATCTCATCGTTGAGGCTTTGAAACAGCAACCGGAATTGACAGTTGATATGTTTTCACTTGAAATGTCAAATGCAGAAAACTACAACCGCTTGTTGGCCTGCAAGACTGGCATCAGTGCTGGCAAATTCATCAACCCGCAGAAAAGTCTAAGCGATGCTGAGAAGGTTGAGGTTGAAAAGGCGGGAAACGTCCTTAAAGACTACCGCCTGCAACTTTACGACAAGCAGGTAGAATTACCCCAGATCGTTAAAACAATGCGACAGCGAGCCGCTGACGCTGATAAAGGCTATCTTGCAATTGTTGATTATCTCGGGCTGATTGGTGTTCGCAGCCAAGTTGATCGCCGTCTTCAAATTGAAGAGATCACCCGTCAATTCAAAGTGCTGACCAACGAGCTTGGTATCCCGATTGTTTTGCTTAGCCAATTATCACGAGGTGTTGAGAATCGTCAAGACAAGCAACCGGTACTATCAGATTTACGAGAGTCAGGATCAATTGAGCAAGATAGCAATGCGGTTGGATTCCTTTGGAATAGCGACCGGCAGAACGAAAAATCGGATATACGTACTGTGACTTTAACAATTGCAAAAAATCGTGAAGGAGCACTTGGTAGCATTGATTTTAATTTCTTCGCACCAAAGCTGCAGTTTAAGGTGGCATATTGAAATGGCTTATCCAACTATGACACTTAAAGAGTTCAATGCGTATATGCAGGAGGGGCATTATCAATATTCACTATTCGTTATTCTGCAGCTTGATGAAGCCATGGAATATCTAAAAAAGGCGCAACAAGCCGATACTGGTATGAAGAAGTTTTGGTACAAATGGGCGTACGTGACATTGGTCAACGCGTTAGAGACGGCTGAGTCAGAATATTATGGGAAAACTAGTGCATATTTACCAACAAAAGAAACTGATCCAGTAACGCGAGCTTATTGCCAAAACACATACGACATTTGGCGGGGATATCTGAAAAAGCTAAATGTGAACTTACCGAAACAAAAATTTTGAGGAGGCAAAAGCATGATTGAGCATGAGGACGTGAAGCCAGCGTGATAAGGCTAACAATACCCGGTGAACCGGTTGCTCAAGGGCGGCCTAGGTTTTCTCGGCGAGGAAAGTATGTAAGTACGTATGATCCTCCAAAATCACGTGGCTACAAAGAATACATCAAGCAGATTGCACGTCAGGAGCTCCATATTGAGCCTCTGAGGGGTTCTATCAGGATAAACGTAAAAGTATACAGATGTATTCAAAAAGCCGGTAGCAAGCTTACTAGGAGGCAAAAACGGGACGGAATCATTAGACCAACTGTTAAGCCGGATACAGATAACTATTACAAAGCGGTGTCTGATGCGCTTACCGGTATTTTGTGGGAAGACGACAACCAAATAGTCGAAATCCATGTTGGCAAATGGTACAGCGATCAACCACGTGTTGAGATTGAAGCAGAAGAGATCGATTAAGGAGGTGTGATTGAGTTGGCAAGAATTGATTTAACTGGGCAGAGATTTGACAAGAAAGAGGACGCAATTAAGGCACGGCGCGAGGCTGAAGAGAAATATTTCAAGCCAATTTTGGAAAAGTACCATCGTAATAAAGAGTGAAATGAGGCACACAAATGTACGTAGTAGCAGGCTTAAACACATTAACCGAGTATTACCGAGCCAAGTATCAATCTCAGTGTATCCGCTGGATTAACGAGAACATGGCCAAACACAAGAAGGCACGCAATACCCGTGGCGATGACATTAAAGTCGATATTCCGGAACCACTGATTATTAAGAAAGTAGAGGACGAAAAATGAGCGAAGAAAAACTGTACGCGGTTAAGAACGATGAAGGCAAATAAAAAAGCGCACCACGAAGGCACGCTTATCTCCCAAACCCAGCCAAATTATACCATAAGGAGTGGACGCAGTGGTGCGAGCAACGAGATATTTTAGCCCAATTGATCATGACAAAACAATTGAAAACGCCAAAGAGGTCTTGGGAAACTACTGGCATCACAAGCGGCTCGCTCAACGCACCAAAATAGCGCTCAGAAGCCCCGTGATGGACGGCATGCCCAAGTCACCTAGCTATGGCAACAAAGCCGAGGACAAGCTCGTATCGAACGCTGACGAGCTGTACTATATAGCGTGCTGTGAAGGCGCTATTGAATCTATAGAGAATGAAGACTACCGGATCATCTTAGTTGAGAGCTATCTGACTCCAAAGACGACACGTAAATCCAGCCTTCAGTTAGCCGCTCACTTGCATGTTGACCGAACGACCCTTTGGCGACAAACACAAGAAGCTCTCTATGCTTTTGCTGAAATATGTCCGCTAGTGAAACTAGTTGCAACATCCGTGCAACAATGATGCAACAAAAAACACGCTTTTCCGTCATATGATGGTATTGTGCCAAAGGTGAGAAACCTGAGACACCGCATTTTTCCTCCGAGCCTCAGTGATGATAAAGCTGTGGCAAGGCGTGGCAAATGAGGACTGACTGAGATAGTCAGGCGGGTTCGATTCCCGCATGCCACATATCACCCGTGAAGGTCTGTGACGGAGTAGCTACCGTCACTACGTCCCGATACGCCTACCATGACGATGAGTAGCAGGGTGAACTTATATGCCTCCTTAGAGGCTGAGCTGCCCGGTTGAGCGGGACCAGCCACGGCAGGTCGTGGCACAGTTCTTTGTCCAGTTTAGCGACCGGACACAGATTGCGATGACCCCATCTGACACTGGGAGAGCGAGCGGCAACCGGAGGATTAACTTTGTGGCCTCTATTATCGGGTTCGACTTCCGGCGGTTGCGTTGAAGCACTTCATTTTTCGTGAGGTGCTATTTTTATACATATTTTCGGAGGAACCCAATTTGAAACAGTCAGAAAAATGGAAACGCGGATTACCATATGTCGGCAACAAAGGCCAAAAGGCAGAAAAGATCATCGACATATTACCTGCTGGCCACCGCCTCATTGACGTATTCGGGGGTGGTGGCTCAATTAGCCTAACAGCAGCCTCATCCGGTAAATGGGACGAAGTAGTTTACAATGACCGGAGAAAAACGGTTGTCAATCTGTTAAAAGCGTTGATCGAAGATAACCCTCATTTTGATCTAATGAAGTATGTATATATGGATCGCAAAACGTTTTATAACTGGCGAGACAGCATGCCCGATTCGCTTGAGCGCACTCTTGTGTTGACCGTTTGGAGCTTTGGCAACGAACTAAAAGGTTATTTGTGGGGAAAGAAAATCGAAAAAGAAAAATTGCAACTGACACGAGCACTATTTTGGGGAGACACAGGGACAAAGCTTGATGGCCTTTATGCATACACAAAAAATGAGACAAGTATTTCTGGAAAATACAAGATGTTTCACAAATGGCGATTGGAAAAAATGAATATTGACAGTCGTTATGACGTCCTCAAGCGACTCCAGCAGCTCGAGCGACTCCAGCAAATTGAGCGACTCCAGCAAATTGAGCAAATTGATCAACTTGAATTTTTAACGTTAGATTACCGATCACTTAAGATTGGTCCAGAAGATATTGTCTATTGTGACCCACCATATATCGGGACAAGCAAAGACTATGGCGGCTTTGATGACGATGCTTTTCAAAGCTGGCTCGCAAAATGTCCGGCAAAACAAATCTATATCAGTGAATACACACAGCTACCTCATACCGAGGTGGCTTTTATTTTGGGCAAAAAGCAAGCTTTTAAAGCAAAAGGCAAACGGCCAAACGAACTCTTGCTGAAATGCGTAAAATAATAATTTTCGGAGGCGAGTAGATGCAATGGACAGATGAACAAATCAGCGACATTAGGAAGCTCGCCTCTGAAGGCTTTACTAGACGAGAAACAGCCGACAAACTCGGAATTAGCTACGACGCGTTGCAGGGAAAAGCAAAACGGCTTGGAATCGAGTTCAAAAGGCCCCATAAGAATGAACACGATTTAGCGAAAACAGATAGAAACAGCCAACCCGTTGATAGAAAAGTCGCTCTTAATGCTGATGGTAGTCAAACAGTCACGGCCTTAATGAGACTCAAGCATGAGCCAAATAAAGACCCACGAACTTTGATGGAGTTGTGTGGATACGATCCTGATAAGTTCGAGATGGTCTTAGGCGACTACAAAGTGTATGAGCAACATAGTACCGAAGACGGCACAGTTCCGCAGTACAGCATTCATATTCGTGTAAAGCCGAAACAAGGCTTATCGATAAGTGAAATGGCTGAAGCGTTCAATGACAAAATCATTCCGGTAAATTACGGCATGAAGAAATCGGGCGATCGTAACTTAGTCATCCCATTGCCTGACCTGCACTTTGGCTGGACAACATTCGCCGATCTAAAAGACATGGTGAGTCAACTTAGAGAGATCATCATGGACGGATACAACGAGATTGTGATCGAGCAATTGGGAGATCTGTTCCATAGTGATCAGATTCATGCAACACAAACGGTTAGAGGGACACAACTAGATCACGCAAACATGCGTCAGGCATTCCATGATGCAGTGAAGCTGTTTGATCAAATTGTTCCGCTGACAATTGAATATAGCAATCGCGTCTCAATAAAGAGCGTGTACGGCAACCACTCGGGGGATCTCGAATACGCTTTTCTTTATGCGCTGATAGAACGCTATCCACAAGTACACGTTGATCTCAATGACAGTAATCCGGCAACCGACTGGCGCTGTGCATACTTGCTAGGGCATGTTGGCATTATGCTCGCCCACGGAGATGTAGCCAAGGACAAGCTGACAGGGCTTTTTCCATTTGAGTACAAAAAGATATTCAATATGGCAAAAACATACGAACTTCACTCAGGGCACTATCATAGCGAGCGGTTTAAAGATGATCGTGGCATTATGTGGCGTCAGCTTGGAACGGCAAAGCCAAATGATCCCTATGAGATTAAGAATGGCTTCACCACAGGCAAGCATTTACTGTATGCGTTTGTTTATGACGACACGCGATTGAGGTGCACCTATGAACTCAACTAATGGAATGAAACGCCTCGGATACGGTTACGTATGCAGTACAGAGCGATCAATCATTGAGAAACTATCGAGAGAAGAAAAGAAAATACAAGCAATCATTTACACAAGGCCTGGCTGTCAAAAGTGCCGGCGAACAGTATTCAAGCTGTCACGAGTCATGCCGGTGTCAACCATTACAGCAGACGCGGACGACTACGAACGGTTCCGCAAGCTGGGATACCGATCAATGCCAGTCGTAACAGTTTACAAGGCAGACGGCACACATGATGAATGGTGCGACTTGCAAGTTGACAAGATCAAACAATACACGAAGGGATAGACAGATGAGCACAGCTCGGGAGGTGTGGTGATATGTGATGAAACTAAGCAAGCGGCAGAAAGCATTCGCTGATGCCTATCTTACCAACGGAGGCAACGCTACAGAGGCCGCGAGAGCCGCTGGGTACTCTCCTAAGAACATCGGAGCAAACGCCGGTAAGACCCTAAAAACACCTAAAATTCAAGAGTACATCAAAAAGCGACTACAACCGATTGAACGGAAGGCTGATCTCGATGTCGAAAAGGCAATTACGCACTTGCTTGATATTGGCATGGGCCGTGAGATCACTGCCAGAAGCTCGACATATGATAATCTTAAAAAGGCAATGATTGAGGACACGACAATGAAATATTCGCCTGGTCCTAAGCAGCAGGTTGAAGCTCTTGAATTGTACTTGAAGTATAAGGGTATGCTCAGGAACTCAAGCAAGGAACTAGAAGATCAGCAGATTGCCAAAACTAAGGCTGACGTTCGCAAGTCCAAAGCTGAGGCTGACATCATGGAAGCAAAAGCTAGCGCTTACCGCACTCCAGAAGGCCAATATGGAGGACTGAACAAGCTTTTATCCGCAATTGATGAAAGCATTCCAAAGGACGGTGAGGTCAATGACAACCCCGATTGATCAATTCAAAGGGAAACAGTTAGACATCATCAACTGGTGGCGCCGCTATCCAGACAAGCAGACAATCATTGCTGATGGTGCTGTGCGTTCCGGAAAGACGTTTGCGATGTCGA